GGCGTGACGATGATCGAAGGCCCGGTGGCACTGAAGCTGTGGCTGTACTCTAAAGGGCGACGGCGGGCCGACATCGACAACGCGGCGAAGTCAATTATGGACGGGCTGAACGGCGTCGCGTACCGGGACGACAGCCAGGTCGTGGTTCTGCATGTGTACGCGATGACAGGCGAACCGGAGCGGGTAGAGGTGGAGATCACAGAGGCGAAGGAGGAGAGCGCGTGAGAGGCATTATCTGCGAATCGTGCCGAGAAGAGATTGATCCCATCGTGCCGTTCATTGAACTGCGCCCCAACGGGCTTACAGCGTTCATGAGGGCCGAGGATCTGACGCCTAAGTGTTTTTGCTCGTTTCGCTGTCTGGCGGAGTTGGCAAAGAGGAAGTCTGGAGGCGAGGAGTGATAGCGCGTGACCGACGAGCTACGCCTGGTGCTGGTGTTTGTTGCATGCATTTTGAGTGCTTACAGTATCGGCGTTAGCCACGGGAGAGCGTTAGCGAATCGGGTGTGTAAGCGGATGATGGACGAGCTAATCGATACGGTTAAGGGGCGTGAGGGGCGGTAAGGGCGGATCGCAGGCCTTACCTGGCAGGATATCAGGCGCAAAACTTAACGGGGGTGTGGAGATGATGGCGGCGCAGGCGGTGGCGAACGAGCAATTTACTTTCAGGGACGTGGAGCGGCTCTGCGAACGACACCTTGCGCGGCGCTCGCTGACGGGGATCGGCTATCGCCTCGTCCGCTATGAGCGCAGCGAGAGCCAGCGGTTTCGGTGTGCGTATTCGTGGGTGAGTGACTACCTCCTGGAGCGCATTGATTTTGACCGGGCGTTTCGCCAGCTTAGCCGGCGGTCGCAAAAGGTGCTGATCGCTTGGTACGGCATGGAGCAGTGGACGCAGCAACAGATAGCCGATTGGCTTGGGGTGACGCCGCGAACGGTGAGACGCTGGCGGGTCCATGCCATCGAGGAGCTTCGGGATATCATGAACAGTTGACACGTGTCCGCTTTTAGGGTATAATGTGCTACGATGGAACAAGTGTGCGGAGCCGTCATCCAGGTGGGTGCCCGCTCCGTGCGCGACAAGTTTGCCCGCTGCTTCTGGCGGCGGGCATTGGGTTCGGGGTATCCCGGACGGCGAGGCGGTGGCGGAACAGTAGACGCTTAGGAGGCGACGTTGGGCCTCTGACAGTTGCGAGGTGCAAGTCCTCGCCCGCCTCGTTGACAACTTTTGTGGTCCCCCGTACTGCTTCGGCGGTACGGCGCCAGCCCTGCTCGATGGCAGGGCTGTGCTTTTGCTATCTTTGCCCGTTGCCCCGGCGACGGTACCGCTCGGGGTGGCGGGTTCACTTTTGCCGGACGGGCGCACATGAGATTGCCGGCGGGGCGGTCCTTCGGGGCCGCCCTTTGCGCGCCCGTTTAGAGGTGATTTAAGTGGGGGCTAAAAAAGGCCGGATGCGTTCCATCATCAGCTACTACGGCGGCAAGGGTCGTGCGTGGCGGCACATCATACCGCATTTTCCTGAGCACCACACGTACGTAGAGCCGTTTGGTGGTTCCGCGGCGGTCCTCCTGAACAAGGAGCCGTCGCCGGTGGAGGTATACAACGACATTGACAGCAACGTGGTCACGATTTTTCGTGTATTGCGCGATCATCCTGATGAGCTACGGCGCGCATTGGAGTTGACGCCGTATTCGCGTGAGGAGTATGTGCGTTGCCTCGGCCCGCTTGATGGTCTTGATGACGTGGAGAAGGCACGGCGGCTGATTGTGCGGTATCGGCAGACGTTCGGTGGCAAAGGTCAGCAAGCGACGCCGGGGCAATGGCGCTATTCTGTTACTGCAAGTGGTCGCGGTATGGCGAGTGAGGTTTCGAGATGGCTTTCAACGATTGACGCTGTACTGCCTGCTGTGATCGAGCGTTTCCGTCAAGTGCAGATTGAGAACCTTCCTTGGCAGGAGATCGTGAGGCGATATGACACGCCCGACACGCTGTTCTACTGCGACCCCCCGTACCTGCTCTCCACGCGCAACGGGCATGCCGCTTATCAGTACGAGATGACGACTGAGGAGCACCGGGAACTGGCGGAAGTACTGAATTCGGTCCGCGGCCATGTCGTGTTGTCGGGTTACGCCTCACCGGAATATGACGAGTGGTATCGCGGCTGGAAGCGCGTGGAGTTTGGTGCCGTGGCACATGCCAGACTGAAGCGGAATGGCGATAAACGCACATCGCGCGTGGAAGTCTTGTGGATCAAGCCCGCCGCCTGATGGAAGGTGGTGACAGGGCCATCGGCATCGAGATTGATCCGACTTACTGCGAAATCATCCGCAAGCGCATGGCGGCAGTGCAAGAGCAGTTGCTATTGGCGAAGTAGAGTTTATCGGGCACGGCGCGCACATAGATAGGCCCGAGGCCCCGCGGTCCCCTCCTCCACCTCCGCCGCGGGGCCCGTCGCGCGCCGTATAGGCCGAAAGAAGGTGGTGATGATGAGTCGCGTACGTCCAGTGACGCCGGATGAGCGCCAGCAGATCATCGAGGCGCTAAAGGCGGGCGAGTCGCAGACTTCTGTCGCCAAACGATTCAAGCGAAGCTCGGGCACGATCAACCGCATCGCCAAAGAGATTGGCCTTGAGTATTCAGCCCCGAAAAAGGCGAACGAGGCACGTGTCAAGTACGCCCGCGACGGCAGAATCCGAGTGATCGAGAAGGGCATTGACTACGCCGAGAAGCTGATCGATGCCGGCGAGATCGGCGGGCGCGAGCTTTACAACTGGTCGATGGCGCTTGCGGTGCTCCTCGACAAACGGCGTCAGGAGGACGATGAGTCTGTGCAGCGGCGCGGCTCGATCAGCCTGCTGATGGAGCGGCTGCGAGAGGAGGAGCGCGGCGATGATGACGCTGGCTCTTCCGACGGGTAAGCAGCGGCGCTCGATTCTCGAAGCGGACGCGCGGCTCAACATCTGGCACGGTTCGGTGCGTAGCGGCAAGACCGTCGCAAGTGTCATCCGGTGGCTCGATTTTGTCGCGCATGGGCCGCCGGGCGAATTGTTGATGGTGGGGAAGACGGAGCGGACGTTGAAACGCAACATCCTCGACCCCATCGCAGAGCTGTTGGACGGGGATGAATTTCGCCTGCTCTCGGGCAAGGGGGAGGCGTACATCTTTGGGCGGCGCGTGTATCTTGCGGGCGCGAACGACGAGCGGGCTGAAGGCAAAATTCGGGGCCTTACGCTTGTGGGCGCATATGGCGACGAGATCACGCTTTGGCCGGAGAGCTTTTTCACGATGTTGTTGTCCCGGCTTTCGTTGCCGGGGGCGAAATTCTTTGGCACGACGAACCCCGATTCGCCGTTTCACTGGCTCAAACGGGATTACCTCGATCGGGCGCATGAACTGGATTTGCGCCACTGGTCTTTCGGTCTTGACGACAACCCGAACCTTGATCCCGGTTACGTCGAATCGCTCAAGCGCGAGTACACGGGGCTGTGGTACAAGCGCTTCATCCTCGGGCAGTGGGTGCTGGCAGAAGGCGTCGTTTACGACATGTTTGATCCCGATAAGCACGTCGTGAAGGCGCTCCCGCCGATCCAGCACTACTACGTCGGCATCGACTACGGCACGACGAACCCGACGGTTTTCTTGCTCGTCGGCCTCAGTCAGGACGGAGTGCTCTACGTCTGCCGGGAGTGGCGCTGGGATAGCGAGGCGAAGGGGCGGCGGCTGACGGACGCTCAGCTAAGCGCGGAATTGCGGCGTTGGCTCGGCAACATCGTGCCGCAGAGGATTTGGATCGACCCGTCGGCGGCGAGCTTTATCGCGCAGTTGCGCCACGACGGAATTCGCACGTGGGCCGCCGACAATGCGGTCATCGACGGTATCCAGGACGTGAGTACGCTGTTGGGCGCAGGACGGCTGAAAATTCACGAGTCATGCACGGGCCTGATCGAAGAGATGGGGACGTACGTGTGGGACCAGAAGGCACAACAGCGCGGCGAGGACAAGCCGCTGAAGGCTAATGACCACCACGTAGACGCCCTCAGGTATGCCTGTAGGGGCCTACGGCGCGTATGGCGACCGTGGATCGTGGCAGAGAAAGGAGCGGCGTAGATGGCACTTCCCGAAGGCGGCAACATCGCTTGGCCTCCCGAAGAGTGGCAGGCGATCTATGACAAATACGCAGAGTGGAGCGCTTGGTACTCCGGCGACGCGCAGCAGATCGCCGACGTCTACGCACGCCTTGTCGGCCGCGGTCCGCATGGTCGTTTCTGGGCACGAGAGGTGCGCGAGGAACGCCGCGTCATGCTGCACGTCCCTGTTGCTGGCGATATCGCGTCGGTCGCGGCGGACCTGCTGTTCAGCGAGGTGCCGGACATCCGCATTGCAGAGGCCCACGACGAAAGCGCACCGCGGGACGCGATTGAGGCGCAAGACAGGCTCTGGGAACTCATCGACGACGGCGGCGTGCACAGCAGGCTTCTTGAAGCCGCCGAGACGGCTTCGGCGCTTGGTGGCGTGTTTATCGGCCCGGTGTGGGACACCAGCGTCGCCGATATGCCGCTCCTGCGCGTGGTCCAGGCCGACGCCGCTCTCCCGGAGTTTCGCTGGGGCCAGCTCGTGGCCGTGACACTGTGGCGCGTGGTCGAGGATGACGGATCTACGGTCTGGCGGCACCTTGAGCGGCATGAGCCGGGCGTGATCCTGCACGGCTTGTATCGCGGCACGACGACGGAGCTTGGCCGCCGGGTGCCGCTTGCCTCGCATCCGGCGACGGCGGATCTGCAGGATGTCGTGACGCTGCCTCCGCAGATGCAGGACACACTGGCGATCCGGTACGTGCCCAACATGCGCCCGTCGCGGGTGTGGCGAAGCGATCCGATTGGGACGTATCTGGGCCGCAGTGACTACTCGGGCAGCGAGAGCTTGATGGACGCGCTCGACGAGGTATATACGTCGTGGCAACGGGACATCCGGATGGCGAAAGCGCGCCTGGTGATCCCCGACACGTGGCTTCAGCCCGTCGCGATGACGCAGGATGGCAAGGCCGTATTGCGCTTCGACGAGGACAAGGAACTGTTCGTCGCACTGCCGATGGATTCCAACGAAGGCGCGCTGACGGCGACGCTGTTTCAGCCTGCGATCCGCTTCACGGAGCACGAGCAGACTTGCCTGCACTACCTGGAGCGCATCATCAGCGCCGCCGGATACTCTCCGCAGAGCTTTGGCCTGCATATCGAGGGGCGGGCCGAAAGCGGGACGGCGCTGCGGATTCGTGAGCGCAAATCTTTTGTGACGACAGCGAAGAAGCGTCGCTACTGGGAGCCTGCGCTCGCTGATGTGCTGTGGATGATGCTGGTGCTCGACCGCGAAGTTTTCCGCAGCGGCGTGACGCCGTATCGGCCGGCGGTGGCGCTGGCAGACAGCATCGCCGAAAGCACGCAGGAGGTGGCGCAGTCGATCGAGCTGCTTTCCCGTGCGAAGGCGGCCTCCACGCGCACGCTGGTCGAGATGCTGCATCCTGACTGGAGCGACGAGGAGATCGACGCCGAGGTGCGGCGCATCATGGAGGAGCAGGGGCAGTTTGTCGAAGATCCATTCCAAGTCGGCATGGCGTAGGAGATGAGACGAACGGTGACTCGTGAGTTGTGTAAGCGTTGCTGGCGGTTCAACCCGGTCGGGTTCTGGGTCCCCGACGAGGTTTGGCAAGCCGCTGTGCCCGAGGAGTTCCGCAATAAGGTCCTCTGCATCATGTGCTTCGATGAATTCGCCACAGAGAATGGGGTGGACTGGTCGGATCATGTGCGATTCTTTCCGGTGAGCGGAGTAAAACATAGAGAGTGTGCCCGGAGGTGATCGCATGGACACCAGCAAGCTCGAGTTGTGTGACGTGAAACTGAAGAAGTGGGCGAAACCTGTGCTCAGAGTCCTGTATTTTGCCGTTCGCTATGGTCTCATTGGCGTCCGGCTTTACGACAAGCTCACCGTGGCGACGCTGCGCCGGGCGGTGATCGTTGGTCCGATCCGCGTCGAGGAGGCGTGACCAATGCCCACCTCACCCGCCGCATGGGAAACCGCCGCCGTCGCACTACGGCGCATCTACGCTGACGCCGAGACGCGCCTGCTTGAGCGCATTGCCCGCCGCCTTGAGCGCGGGATTGACGATGATCCGTATTGGGCCGAACAGAAACTCCAGGAGGTGCGCTACGTCCAGCGTGAGATCGAGGAGCTTGTCACCCGCTTGGAGCGAGAGTCGCGGCGCGAGATCGAGACTGCGGTCGTCGAGGCATACGAGGGCGGCGCACTTGAGGCGGCGCGTGATATCGCGGAGGTGGTGGATCGGCCCCTGCGCGAGGTCGTGCGTGTGAGCCGCCTTGGCGCTGTCGAGAGCATCGTTGAGGAGGCGGTCGCGCAGGTACGATCGACGCATTTGCGGATCCTGCGCGTGGCCGACGATATCTACCGTCGCACGATTGCGGAGGCGACGGCGCGGGCGGCGACGGATGCGATGACGCGGCGTGAGGCGGCGCAGATGGCGCTTACCCGCTTCGCCGATGCGGGCATCACCGGATTCATCGATCGGGCGGGCCGGCGCTGGGATATCGCATCGTACGCTGAGATGGCGACCCGCACCGCTACAGGGCGGGCGGCGATTCAGGGGCACATCGACAGGTTGCAGGCCAACGGGTATGATCTGGTGATCGTGAGCGATTCGCCGGATGAGTGTCCGCTTTGTCGCCCCTGGGAAGGGCGGGTTCTTTCTCTTTCCGGCGCAACGCCCGGATACCCGACGCTGGCAGAGGCCCAGGGTTCGGGGCTGTTCCACGCGAATTGCACGCACAGTGTGTCAGCCTATATTCCAGGGCTAACGCGCGCCCCCGAGCGCCGCCGTTTGGCGAACCCAGAGGGCTACGAGAAGCGCCAGAAGCAGCGCTACATGGAGCGTCAGATTCGCAAGTGGAAGCGGCGTGAGGCGGCTGCGATCACCGACGAGGAGCGCGAGTTTGCACGCCGCAAGGTACGAGTGTGGCAAGCAGAAATAAGACGACACCTGGCACTGTCCGGGCGCGAATTCCAGCGCGATTACGCCAGGGAGTCGATTACGCGGGCGAGGTGAGTCGTTTGGGACGATCAGGATATCTCCGTCCGGTGAGGCTAACCATCGAGGGATGGCTTAATGTCGCCGGGGAGCACACGGCTCTTTATCCGACGAAACAGGAAGCAGAAAGAGCGACTGCTTATGACCGCGCTCCGCGTTTGTGGGAGCGCCTGCAACATTACAATGGGAAACACGTGCGAATCGTGATTGAGGTCGTGGAGGAATAACGGGCGATGATCGAGTGGCTCAAGAACTACGCCGTGTACCAGTTACTCGCTACCGCTTTCGCCCTCATCATCGGCGGTCTCGTTTTCACGGGGCTTTCTCTCAAACGGTAACACTTTCGCATACCTGATTCGCGGCTCCGTCCCCGGCTTAATCGGCACCTCGCCGATGCGCTTGTCGCCCACGTACACGACGAGCCACGGGCCGTCGTCGCGATGCTCGACATCGTATCGCAGACCGACGCCGAAGCGGACGCCAGCAGGCGGATCGGGCGGCGGGAATGGGCCGCGGATGATGTTGGAGTGTTTCCGATCAGTCATACGTCTAGTTTACCACGACCCAGGCTGGCGTGTTGGCATTATACTAATGGTGTGATGGCATTAGCACAACCCGGTGCCAACGGCCGGGAGCCCTGGAGTGGCCACCCTTCGCACTCCGGGGTCAAGGGAGAGCGTCGGGAGTGGCAGCTCCTGACGCTCTCGTCTCGATAATCGGTTCCACAAAGACGCCTCCGGGCGTCTTTTTCGTCTTACGGCATGACGCAAAACTGCCGGATGCGCCGACGGGCGTAAAACGGTTTGGAGGGATTGCCTGTGAGCGAAGAGATGAAGGAAACGATGACGCCCGACGCCGGGGCGCAAGACGGCGGCAATGTGAACGACAGCGGGCAAGCGACCGCTGGGCAAGACGCGCCGAAGAGCGACGCGAAGACGATCACGCAGGAGGAGTTGGATCGCATCATTCAGCAGCGCCTCCAGCGTGAGCGGAAAAAGTGGGAGCAGCAGATCGAGGAGGAGCGCCGCAAGGCGGCCATGACTGAAGCCGAGCGTCTCAAGGCTGAGAA